CTCAGGTTGGTTCTATCTCAAATCGTTATGATGTTTACAAGAACCCATACATGACTGAGAATGTAATCCTTCTTGGTTTCAAAGGAAGTAACTTCTTTGAAACTGGTGCGGTTTACGCTCCGTATGTTCCATTGATTATGACTCCATTAGTGTACGACCCAACTAACTTCACTCCTAGACGTGGTGTTATGACTCGTTACGCTAAGAAAATCGTAAGACCAGAGTTCTACGGTAAAGTTGTAATTGAAGGTTTGAACGCTCTTTAATATTAATTAAGAGTTAGAATATAAAAAGGAGGGAGTTTTTACTCCCTCTTTTTTTATTTTTATATTTATACCTGAATAACTATAATTCCATTAATATGTCTTTCAATTTAAAATGGCCCGGCAGCGGCTCAGCAATATCAGGTAAAACTCCATTCGCATTATACGATTCGGACTCAGATTTTCAAAACGATGGTCCTAGAACAGCAGTATGGTGTGCAAAAAGATTAGGATATCCAATTGTGGATGTTGAATTGATAGATGAGCAATTTTACGCTTGCTTTGAAGAAGCAACTTCGGAATATTCTGCACAAGTAAATCAATTTAATATAAGAAATAATCTTGATACACTTAAGGGTAGAAAATCGGGAACAAATTATACTCAAAAATTAGTTGATGGCACAAATTTACCACAAACATTTCGACTATCGCAAGCATACGGTACACTAGCAGGAGTAGGCGGCCCAACCGACTATAAGAAAGCATATGTTGATTTAACATCTTCTGTGCAAGAATATAATTTAACAACAAAAGCATATGATGCAACTACCAATACGTTACTTGATAGTGATACAATACGTGATGTTGTTAAAGTTTACTATGAAGCAGTACCTGCTATCACTCGTTTCTTTGACCCATATTCAGTAGGCGCACAAGGTACATTGAACCTTATTAGTGAGTTGGGATTTGGTAACTATTCTCCAGCGGCTCAATTTTTATTAATGCCTATGTATGAAGATGTATTAAGAATGCAGCATATTGAATTTAATGACCACATTCGTAAATCAGCATTTACATTTAACATTGTTAATAATAATCTAACTATATTTCCTGTACCATCATCTGTAACACCAATTAAAAGAATATATTTTGATTACTTTGATAGATACGATTTTGAAAATAATTCAGCATTGGTAAAATCAAAAGTAGTTTCTGATTATTCGGACATTAAATACGATTTTATAGAATACTCAAATATAAATGATGTGGGAAAGCAGTGGATAAGAAAGTATACACTTGCATTGGCAAAAGAATTGTTAGGTGCTATTCGTGAAAAATATAATGAAATTCCAATTCCAGATGCAACTGTATCTCTTGATGGAGCTGCATTAAGGAGTGAAGCTCAAACTGAAAAAGAAACTTTAATAACTCAATTGCGTGAAAATCTTGAAGAGTTAAGTCGTAAACAACAATTTGAAATCCGTAAAAATGAGGCGGATTATCATCAAGAAATGTTAAAAAAAGTTCCATTAAAATTATATGTAGGATAATATGCCAAAATTTATATCAGATAGAGATGTATCGTTTTTTAAGCATATAGCACGTGAAGTAGTCGATGATGTTGTACAAAATACTTGCGTATTATATAAAATAAATCTTGTAGATACCAAAATAAACTTATATGGTGAAGCAACCAATAAAACTTGGTATCCTGGTGTAGAGCTTTATGTCCTAATTAATAAAGAAACACAAGGTTCATCATACGAAGGATTTGGTGCGGATAGAACGCAAAATGTTGAGTTCCGATTTGACAGATTTGCTTGTGAAGAAAAAAACTCTTATCCTGAAGTTGGTGATGTTATTTATTTTGATGGGGCGTATTATGAAATTGATAACACTACAGAAGTACAATATAGTGGAGGCCTCCCTAAAAATAATTTCAGTATTGTTTGCTCTACTATTATGGTAAGTAAATCAATGTTAAACATAGAAGAAAGAATACAATAATATGGCAGAAAATCCATTAAAAAACCCAAATAGAGAAGCACAAATAAAACGTGAGCAAATAGATTTAAGACAGAGCATAACTCTGTATGATATAGATGCTGCGATTATGGGATACTTATCCGATGTTGTTTTACCAACACTTGATGATAATGGAACTGCTGTAAAAATACCTGTTGTATATGGTAATTCGGAAAGATGGGAAGGTGCTAGGAAAAACGGAATGTATAGAGACCAAAAGGGAAAAATACAATTACCTATTTTTATGATAAGAAGGTCTAGTGTAGCAAAAAATGATTCAATGCCTGTACTGAATAGACACGTATCATATCAAGGGGTATCAAAATGGTCAAAAGATAATAGATATAGTAGATTTAATTTATTAACGGGCGTTCAACCAAGATATGAAGTTTATAATATAACTGTTCCTGATTATGTAGAAGTAACTTATGAATGCATGGGGTGGGCACCATATACGGAACAAGTTAATAAAATAGTGGAATCTTTAAACTGGGCATCTGATGAATATTGGGGGGATAAAACTAAATATAAGTTTATGTCAACTATATCCGATTACAATATCATAAATGAATTAGATGAAGGAAACCAGAGAATTAATAGAGTTGAATGTAGTATAAATGTAAAAGCATATCTTCTTACTGAAAGATTTGATGGTGAGGAAACTACTAAAAAATCATTTGGAGTACGTCGTGTTGTATTGAGTACTGAAGTAGATCTTACAGCAAATGGTAGAATGGAAACAAGTCTTACCAATCCTTTAGCATACAATTCAAATAAAGATGTAGTGGATTATTTAGCACTTAATAATACATACACAGAGGCAGCTATATCAAATGGTCAAACTAATTTTACAATAAACAACATAAAATTAATAACCGCCCCATCATTACTTACATCAACTGTAGTAAATACACTTAATGTAAACACAATAGGATATGAGATTAATATATATAAAAATACAACCAAACTAACACAAGATACTAATTTCACAGTAGTTTATACAAATAACTCATTATCTTTAACATTTATTGGCGGTACAACTTATAATACAACCGATAATTTAGTAATAACTGGTAAATTCATAACTTTATAATATTCATATTTATACATAAAATTTGATATGGCAGCTGGAAAATATAATTTTACAATAGAGCAAGGTACTACGGTTAATCTTGAATTAGCATATAAAGATGCTAGTGGTAGTGCTATTGATTTAACCGGATATAATGGTAGAATGCAAATCCGACCAGATTATGCGGATAATACTACTACTTCATACATTTATTTAAGTAGTTCTCTTGCTACCGATGGAACCGGCCTTAATTTTAGTGGCTCGGCCGGATTAAATCCACCAGCATCGGGTACAATAGGAATTTACATATCTGCGGCAAGTTCTTCCGCTCTTAATTTTGACAGCGCACTTTATGATATAGAAATCCAATCGGGAAGTATAGTAACTCGTTTACTACAAGGTACAATCAAATTAAGTAGAGAAGTAACTCGTTTATAATGGCAGATGAATTAAACATAATAACATCGGATGCTAATTCGGTAAATGTAACCACCGAAGATAATAGTATTGTAATCACAAATGATAGTGATACAACTACCATTACTCTATCTGCTGCCGAAACTACTACAATACAAATTGCAACTGTTGGACCTCAAGGACCAAAAGGTGATACAGCAACATCGGTTTCAGCATCCTATGCGATTACTGCTTCATTTGCTGAAACTGCATCATATGCGCTTAACGCAGGAGCTGGTGCAGGATTTCCATACTCGGGTTCAGCAGTAATAACGGGTTCATTATTTGTAACAGCCGGTATAACCGGGTCTTTTAGTGGTAGTGTAATCGGATATGTACCAAATACTGCAACGGGCTCATTTATTACTAATAATCAAACCGGCTCAATGACGGTTGGAACTGCATCTTATTATAATGAAACAGATCCTCTATACAATGCAGAAAAAGCAAAATACCTAACAACTGGTAGTTTAAATACTACACAAACTATAAGTGGTAGTCTAATCATAGACCAAAACTTAATTGTGTTGGGTTCACAAAGCATACAATACATTACATCTTCTCAACTTAATATCAGTACTAATTTAATAACTGTAAATACGGCAACTCCCGCTGTAAGATTTGGTGGTTTAGCAGTATATGATTCTGGATCATCGCCAATTGGTTCGGGCTCATTCCTTTATGATTCTGTGCAAGATGAATTTATATTTGTGCATAAAGGAAACGGAACCAATATAACATCATCTCATTTTTTAGTTGGGCCGGAAACATATGATGATTTAGGAAATGAAACATATATTACGGCGAATACATTATTAAAATCGCAAGGAAATGAACATGTAACCAGTTCAAATATATCAGATACAGGTACATTGGTTAATATAAATAGTAATACTACAATAACCGGTTCATTAAATGTTTCGGCAGGTATTACTGCTTCATTACAAGGCACTGCAAGTTGGGCAACTAATTTTGCATCAGCTAGTAATTATGTACTTAATTCGCAGACCGGTTCATTCGCAACAACGGGTTCAAATACATTTAGAGGAAATCAAACGATAAGTGGGAGTTTAACAATTACAGGTTCAACTAACATAAATGGAACAGCCGGAACAACACTATTTTCTGCAAATGCCGATACTCTAATAATAACCGGCTCATTAATAACAAGTGGTTCTGTAACATTTACGGGTTCATTAGGAGTATTGGGTGGAGTAACTGCAACATCATTTACGGGATCTTTTAGTGGAAGTGTAGTAGGGTATGTACCAAATACAACAACAGCATCATTCATAACTACAACCCAGACCGGTTCATTTGTAACCACATCCTCATTTAATAGTTTCACAAGTTCAATTAATTTATTTACAAGTAGTGTAGTTAGAAATTCACAAACAGCGTCATTCGCAACAACCGGTTCAAATACATTTATAGGTAATCAATCTATATCGGGATCTTTTAATTTAAGTGGTTCTATGATACTACAGTCTATTGCTGCTGGAAATGCTAGTTATAATTTGAGATACGATACGGGTACAAAGCAAGTTACTTATTATGCAAATGGTGAGGTTATTTCTCAATTCGCAACATCGGATGAAATCAACATCGGAACCAATACTAATAATAATGCAATTCTTCCGGCCCAACTTGAGGCTTCAAAACATTCAACAATTAATATATTTAACCATATAAACTTTACATAAAATGGGAATAAACAAACAACCAATATTTACAGGAACTCCAATATTAACATGCGGTTCGGAATCAGCTGGCAATTTTAGTTCATTTAATCCAACAAATGTTACTAATACTTCTATAAGTATATTCACAGCGACAGCGACCGAAGGTACTTTAATTGAAAGAATTACAATAAGTCCAATGGGAACTTATAATACTTCTTATAACAATATAAGCGAAAAAGTTGTATTTCTTATAGTAAGAGATGACTCGGAAAGTCAGGCATCCATATTAAAAACAAAAAAATGGAGTAGTGTTGATTTGAACTCTCAATTTATTGAATTACCATATTGGGAAATAACATTTCAAGGAGGATTATTGCTTGAAAATGGTGATAGTATTTTAATAAATCAAGTGTTGAATGACGGACAACCACCGGCCGGCGACGGTGATGGGCTTATGTGGATAGTTGAAGGTAGTACATATACGGCACAATAATAAAAAGGAATGAATAAAGGATTTTACGGAATATCAAAAAATAGAACTTACGATACCAAATATCACGTTTTGGTAGAAAGTGCATCCTATGCATCTACAGCATCCACAATATTTCCCTACACAGGTTCGGCCGATATAAGCGGAAGCTTAACTGTAAACGGTACCACAACTATAATCGGCGAGTGGAATGGTAACTTTATAAATGGACTACACCTATCATTCGGACATCCGGTGACCGGTCCAAATATCGGCCAAATATATTCTATTGAAAACGGAGCATCTTGGAGAAGATTGGATGTTGAAGGAAACCCTCTTATACTGAATGGACAGAGTGGTGGAAATGTTGGAATTGGTTATGGATCCGTATTACCTAGCTATACTTTAGATGTGAGTGGTAGTGGTAATTTTACAAATGGATTGATAGTAACCGGCTCAATAAGAGCAA